ATCGGTACGCATCCCGGTAATATCGACATACATTTCGCCAGTGTCGCCGTGCTCAAAGCTGATGGATGTAAGCCTGATACGTGGTTCCCACTTCTGGATCGCGGAATAGCACGCCACCATGATTTGCAGCCTTAGCGCCGGGGTTTGTGGCATGTCAATCAGCGCAGACAAAAGCGAGCCATATTCACGACGCATTACCCGCGAGCCGACCGGCGTCAGCAGAATGTCGCGCATGCTCTGGCTGATATGCTCACTGTCACGGATAGCGAGGCCGGTATTGCGGTTCATTCCCATATAGCGCGCCGTCATTTAGTGCCCTCCGTCCAGCTCCCGCCCCGTTGCACGCCACCGTGACCGTGGTCATCAACCTGCACACCGTTTGATTTAAACGTACCGTCGGTATGTTCGATGTTTCCCCGCATGGTGCCGCCTTTCTGCACCTCAAGCGTCGCCGTCGTCAGTTTGTTGGTGCAGACCACCTCCGGGGTGTCGAGGGTGATACGCTCTGCCGCTTTGACCAGCACCACCGGCACGGTGGCGGTGATGGACTCCGATGCTGTCACATCGGCAGTCTTGATGCCGCTGACCGTCAGCGCACCGGTTTCCGGCTCATACTCCATAACCGCGCCATCAGGGAACACCACATGCCACGCATCCGCCGAGGCAGACGGGGCTGGATTATCGTCTGAGAAAATCCCCGGCAGCACGAAAGCGGTATCAAGCTCGCCACCAATCGCCAGCAGCAGCACCTGCTCACCGACCGAGGGAGCCCACCATGTACGCGAACGGCCGGCGCGGGTAGTCAGCCAGTTCAGCCATGTAGTCTGGATCCCACCGCTTTGTACGCGGCACAGCCCCTGCACAATATCGACCTCAGTCACCACACCTGAGCGGATGAGGTTGCGAATTGCGCGCGCGAGCTCCTGTAACGTGGATAACGTATTCATAGTGCAAGGATGCCTCTGGTCTGGAGCCGCGCCAATTCACACGGCTCCGGTGATGGCTCACACAATATTTATTTGCCGAGATGACTGAGAATGACGTCTTCAATCATCTGCTCATCGTCGTGGGTGAAACCGAGCAGCGGGCGCGCCTCGTACTGCACATCGCGGCTGTTGCGGTTTGGCCGGTCTTTGAGGCCATACTGATGCACCCGCGCCATGCGCTGCACTTTGCCGGTAAATTCCACCACCGCCGCACTGTCGCTGCCTTTGGCTTTCATAAAGCGGTTAGTGCGCAGTCTGGTGAACATCTCGCGCTTAATGCGGCCTTTCTTGCTCCGCACAGGCTGTCGCTTTCGCGCGGCATACGGGGTGCCGTCGGGTGCCTGCTGCCGCTTAATTCGCTGTTGCTGGCTGGCGCGCAGCTTTTTCGCAATCTCAGCCGCCATTTGACGACGCGCCGCCGGTGACAGGCTGGCAATCAGACCGGCAAGGCGCTCCTGCAGCACGGTTAACTCACTCATCCCACTTACTCACCAGCTCACCGTTAACGTACAGCTCGACCGGGCGCGTCACCGGCTCAGGCAGCGACGGTTCCGGCGCATAGCTGACGTGCAGTGCGCCGTCGACCTCTTTGACGAGCGTGCGCTCGGTGAGTCTCAGGCTGATACTGATATCGAGCGAATCGTCGTTATTGATATCAATCATCCAGGTGAATCCTTTCTCCCGCCCGTCGTCGGTGGTCATAATGTCCGGCTGATGTTCACGCAGCCACGCCTGCACCGGCACGAATATCAAATCGAGGTCGCCGGTGAAGTCAGTCACCACCACGTTAAGCACGTACACTTTTTCAAACGACAGCGTGCTCGCCAGTCTGGAATCCGTATGCCCGTTATCAGCGAACAGGCGCAGCATATCGGGGTTGTTTCGGAGCTGCGGCACGGCGTTAATCAGCGCTTTGCGCAGGCTTTTGTGCTTCTGCATCGAGTTCATCCTGACAGTGTTTGACGGTTTTGACCTGCAGCGCACAGGCAGTCAGCGCGCCCTCAAGACGGCGAATATCCGCGCTCAGGTCACCATTTGTTTTCGGGTCACTTCCCGGCATCGGGCAAAGGCTCACCTTCGGGCATCCGTTGACCACAATCACCGGCGCTGGCGCAGGCGTGGCGGGTGTGCAGCCGACGCACAACATCAGGCAGATCAGCGTTATACCAGCGGCGAAAGGCTTCATTTTCATTAAGTAACCTCGTTATCGTCTGCTCACGGCGGCTGGCTTCTGCGCTTGCCTTTGCGAGCTGTTCGCGCAGTGCCACCTGCGCGGATTCATTACGTCTGGCGAGCTGACCGGCAACACTGAGCTGATTTTTCAGCATGCTAATCGTCGTCTTTTGCTCGCTCGCGACACGGTTTGCCGTCTCAAAGGAGCGGGATAAATTGCCGTTCTCATGGCGAAACCACAGCAGCCCGAGCACGGCCAGCACAAGCAGCGTTATCAGGACTTTCATGCCATCACCCCGCCAGCCGAGCGCCAGACGGTGACCAGCTTTTCGAGACTGTGCTCGCGCTGGCCGTAACCGGCACCCGGTAATGACGCCCAGATATTGCGACAACGGGAAACAGCACGCTCAATACGCCCCGCCCGGATATCGTCAATAGCACCGCGCTCCCGGATTAACTGGATCGCGAGCCTGTCCTGCGACAGTGGGCTGAAATCAGGTAATGCGAGCTGCTTTTTATAGTGCGGCCAGAACAGATAAAGCTGCTGGTAACGCCCCGATGCCGTGGATTTCTCGCCGCGGCGATTAAACACTTTCGGTGGTCGGCCATGTGCGAAAGGGTGGTCGCTGTAATCAGTGAAAATCTCTGGCTTACCATCAAGGCCGGTGACAATGACGTCATAGCCACGGTTTTTCGTCAGCGGATGGTTCGCTGTTCCTTCGGAATACGCCAGCATGTCCAGAAAGGCGGCGATATTCTGGTGAGTATTAATGACCGGCATCGTCTTCCCCTTTCTGTGACTTAAAGCGGCGCTGTATGGCGATTTCCACCACCTGATAACCGGCAATGCCGAGCATGGATCCAATCCCGCACACGGCAGGCAGTGACATATCAGGAAACTGCACCAGAACAACACCGGCGACCATCGAAACGAAACCGCCGAGCAGCATGCGTCCGACAAACAGGCGCGGGGTGATGGGCTCACCACCTGCCAGCACTTTCCCGACAACAATCATCACGCCAATCACAAACAGTGACAGGACGCCTTTTTCCCCTTCTGTCATGGTTTACTCCCAAAGATTGATAGTGTTAGTTACTGGTGAAGACGGCACATCGGGCAGGTCAATCTCGGTACCATGCGGCAGAATGACTCCCAGCTCAGACAGACCCGGATTAGCCTGCAGCACCGTCTCGACCACGCCCTCAGTGCGCCCGTAATACCGGGCGCAAATCGCATCGAGGGTGTCGCCCTGCATTGCCCTGACTTTCATCAGAGCTGACCCACTATGCAGCGCGGCTTGTCCTGCAGACGCGCAACTGACCAGCGCATATCCCGCCACAGGTCATCAATGGTGGTTTCCACACTGTCGGCTTTTTTGTCACCCTTGCCGGTGGCCTCAACGCCGCGATAGCGCTCATACAGGGTGGCGGTTGCCATCGCCGTCACGGCACTCAGATAGTGGAAAACACGCACATTCTCGCCGTCGATTTCCTCGGCAGGCACGTCGGCCAGTTGCTTAAACCCGGCGGCAGTCTGACGCAGCCGGTAGTCGTAAAGCTCCGCATTGGTCTCGGCCATGCCGGTCTTGATGGCATTGCGCAGGCGCGCATCGGAAACCGTCTGCTCAAGGCGCATCAGTTCGCGCACGCGCTTCGGATCCACATCAGGGAAAAAGAATGTGTTTTTAATCACTGCATCGCCCGTTTCCGGTGCGGGAATCACCACGCCCGGTACGTCCTGCGGCTCGTCGGGCTGGTTCAGTATCACTGTCGTCATGACAACCTCATCAGGTTGGGCGGTGGACGCCGGTCGCCGTCAGGTCTTTGCCTGCTTTGACCGGCGTGCCGCCCGGCTCGGGGAGCGTTCAGTTAACCGGCGGTTTTTGCCGCCTTTGGTGGACGCCCGCGCTTTGCTGCCGGTTTGCTGGCAGGTTTGCGCGTGCGCGGTTTAGTCGTTTTACGGAGTGCGGTCTCTGTCTTTGGCTTCAATGCCCGTTCCAGTCGCTCAATCTCCTTGCGCACACCGGCATTGCGGTCGAGCTGCATCGCGCGCTGAAACTGCGCCAGCGCCTCTGCATTCATACCGGCATCACGCAGGGTCAAGCCTGTCACCTTATGCAGACGGGCGCGCACCATGTCTGGAACGTCAGCACCGTCGGTCAGGTCGATAGTGGTCTGCAGCCAGGAAAGGTCGACAGACTCACCGACATCGCGCAGACGCTGCGCGGCAAGCGCCACCTCCTCAACCAGCATGTAAGGTGTTGTGCGGCGATGGTCAGAGGTGAGGCCGTATTTCAGCGCGTAGGGGGCAATTTCCAGCGCGCCAGCGATATCACCGGCATCGAGACGCCACAGCATGACGGTCATGACAATGTCATCCTGCGCACCACGACCATCAGCCAGCACACCGGCGACCCACGGCGCATAGAACGGTAGCAGCTCGCGCTTTTTCTCGGCTTTACGTTCATTTGAACGGATGTTTTTTAACGTGCGGCGGTCATCGGCCAGCTTAACCAGCATCTGCTCATAGGCGGTTGCATGGCGCAGCGGGGCTTGTTCCCGCTGCGCGGCTTGAGAGGCCGAGACCCGCATCATGTGACGCTGTGCGGGGCTCGTCATGGTTTAGGCTCCGCTTTCCGGTGCTGCAGGTGCGGTGAAATCGCCCAGGGTGATGTTTTCCAGCAGGCACCCGGCGGCATACGCCTCGACCACATAGTCGATATTCATCGACTCGTAGTTTTCAACGCGGTCTTTTTTCGGGTTTTCATCGATGCTGCGGCGGTGGCTCTCATCCATGAAATAGATAGAGAGGTTTTCCAGCGTGGTCACTAACACGGCATTCGCCGGGAAGTACGGCACACGCACAGCAGGCAGGTTGCCGATTCGCTTCTGGCTGATGATGATATCTGCCGCAAGCGCCTCGCTGTTTTCCTGCGGCTTGTTCACCAGCGGGAAATATTTGTCGGCCAGCAGCTTACGGCCAACGATGGCAACGAGTTTCGGGTCATCCTGATAAACCTCGTCAATCAGGTTGTTGGTCGCATCCATCACCAGCGCGTCGAGGTTCTCATAGTCGCCATTTCGACCGACGCGAATCACTGCTGAAACGACCTTACCGTCAGCGTCAGTGATGTTGCTCATTACGCGCGTCGGGGCTTCATTGCGGTATTTCTGCAGCCAGCCGACAGCCACATCCTGCAGCATCGGATTTTTGGTGCGGTCAGAGGTGGCGGCGCGGGTGGTACCGTTAAAACCGGCCATGATGAAATCCAGTGCCTGACGCTGGACAATGGCGTCACGAATTCGGCGCTGGAAGTCCTGGTAACGCGCCCATAGGTCGAGGGTTTTATATTTCAGGTGGAAGTCAAAGTTAATCTGGTCGCACTCGTACTTATTGGATTCAAGCGCGGTGAAATCTGCGGTTTTACGCTCATCATCGCCCGAGGTGTCGGTCGTGCTGGCGATAGTACCGGTCACACCGACGCCGATTTTCTCACCCTTCATTTCTGCGACCGGCAGAATATTAATTGTCTGCAAAAATGCGGATGACTCCTGCACTTTGTTCATCAGTGTTTGCGTGACGGACGGCTCGACGGCGAATTTTTTGCTGACATCATCAACACTGATGCCGTTCAGTCTGGCAAGCTGGGTCAGATAGGCATTGAACTTAAAACGGGTTTCCGGGCGCATAGTATTTCCTGTTTGAATTTATCGGTTAGTCACTGCATCGGGCGGGGTTGCCGCCCGGTTTCGGGTCTGCGATTTATCAGCAGTCGGTCAGCAGCTCATCGCCGCCACCGCCGCTGGCTTTCGTGCGTCGCGGCTGGCTGAAACTTTCGGTTTTGTCGAGGGTGGTTTTCAGGTCGGAAAATGCCTGGCTGGTTTCTTCAACCTTGCCGGTCAGTTCCTGTTTGAAGGTGGCAAGCGCGGTTTCCATATCGGAAATACGCTTATCCTGCGCAGTGAGGTTGGTCTGCACATGCTCGCTGACGGCGGTCACCGCTTCATGCACATCATTCATGCGCGCATCGTCGCTGACCTGTTTACGACTGAAAATGGCTTTCACCTTGTCAGTCAGGGCGGTAAATACCGTTTCCGGCTGGTCTTCAAACTCAAGCTCCGCAAGCGTTGCCGCTGAAATCAGGTTTTCAGGGTTAGCCTTAAAGCGGTTAAGCGGGTTGTTTTTTGCGTTGCGACAGAATTCGAGGTATTCGGTGCCGAGGCTTGCCGGGTCATCGGTCACAGCCAGACCAACGAGGTAGCACTTGCCGGTATTGGCAAAATTCGGCTGGATTTCCATTGAGGTGTAGACCTTCTGCAATTTTTTATTCATTGCAATCAGGTCATCGGTCGGGGTGATTTTAGCGAACAACGCCCATTTGCCGTTAAGCGCAGAGTCGTCGTCAATCTTCTCGGCTTTCAGCTCAACCACATCACCCAGGCGCTTAAAGTCGCCGTCCGGGAAGAGACCGCGAATATGCTCAAGGTTGATGCGGCAACCATAGACGCGCGGGTCAAACGACTCAGCCATTTCCTGAATATCGTTACCGCTGATAATGCGCCCGTCGCAGGTATCACCCTCGACGCCGATGCGAAAGAATTTTGAGACTTTTTTTGCCATTGTCAGGAGTCCTGAGGTTAGGGTTACTGGTCAACGCCAGTTTCCAGACTCCGGGCACACCAGACCACTAACGACGGCTGGACAATCGCCCACACAACAGCACCTTAGCGAATCACTGACGGTCATTAAGTAGCCTTGCCCTGAATCCACTACGGCGAGGCATCAATGACCATTTCCACCGATACAACCTTGTTGCATGACCCGCGACGACAGGCATCGCTGCTTTACTGGCAGGGGTTTTCCGTGCCACAGATTGCCGAAATGCTGCAGGTCAAGCGCCCGACTGTGCAGAGCTGGAAGCAGCGCGACGGCTGGGACGGCATCGCACCGATTTCCCGCGTTGAAAGCAGCCTTGAGGCGCGCCTGATTCAACTCATCACTAAACCACAGAAGACGGGCGGCGATTTCAAAGAGATTGACCTGCTCGGACGGCAGATTGAGCGGCTGGCGCGCGTCAACCGCTACAGCCAGACCGGCAACGAAGCCGACCTTAACCCCAACGTCGCCAACCGCAACAAAGGGGAGCGCAAAAAGCCGAAAAAGAATTTTTTCAGCGACGAGGCTATCGAGAAACTGGAGGAATTATTTTTCGACCAGTCTTTCGAGTATCAGTTGCAGTGGTACCGCGCAGGACTGGAGCACCGTATTCGTGACATTCTCAAATCCCGCCAGATTGGTGCGACGTTCTATTTCTCCCGCGAGGCGCTGCTGCGCGCGCTCAAAACAGGCCATAACCAGATATTTTTATCAGCCAGTAAAACGCAGGCTTACGTGTTTCGCGAATACATCATCCAGTTTGCACGACTGGTCGACGTTGACCTGACCGGCGACCCGATTGTCATCGGCAACAACGGCGCAAAACTGATTTTTCTCGGTACCAATTCCAACACCGCGCAGAGCCATAACGGCGACCTGTATGTCGATGAAATATTCTGGATCCCGAACTTTCAGAAACTGCGCAAAGTCGCCTCGGGCATGGCTTCGCAGAAGCACCTGCGCTCAACCTACTTTTCGACGCCCTCAACGCTGGCGCACGGGGCTTACCCTTTCTGGTCGGGTGAGCTGTTCAACAAGGGGCGCGCCAGTGCCGCTGACCGCATCGAAATCGACATCAGTCACCGCGCGCTCGCCGGTGGTCAGCTCTGCGACGATGGTCAGTGGCGGCAGATTGTCACCATTGAGGATGCCCTTGCCGGGGGCTGCACCCTGTTCGACCTCGACCAGCTCAAACGCGAAAACAGTGATGATGATTTTAAAAACCTGTTTATGTGCGAGTTTGTCGACGATAAGGCATCGGTATTCCCGTTCGAGGAGCTGCAGCGCTGCATGGTCGATGTGATGGAAGAATGGGAGGACTTTGCCCCGTTCGCCGACCATCCTTTCGGCTCTCGCCCGGTCTGGATTGGCTACGACCCGTCGCACACTGGCGACAGTGCCGGGTGCGTCGTGCTCGCGCCGCCGGTGGTCTCGGGTGGCAAGTTCCGCATGCTGGAGCGCCACCAGTGGAAGGGCATGGACTTTGCAGCACAGGCAGAGGGCATCCGCAAGCTGACCGAAAAATACAACGTCGAATACATCGGCATTGACGCAACCGGCCTCGGTCTCGGCGTGTTCCAGTTGGTGCGCTCATTCTACCCGGCGGCACGCGGCATCCGTTACACACCTGAGATGAAAACCGCGATGGTACTCAAGGCGAAAGACACCATTCGCCGTGGCTGTCTGGAGTACGACGCCGGGGCAACCGACGTCACGCAGTCGTTTATGTCGATTCGCAAAACCATGACCAGCAGCGGGCGCAGTGCCACCTACGAGGCCAGCCGCACCGAGGAAGCCAGTCACGCCGATATCGCATGGGCGACCATGCACGCCCTGTTAAACGAACCGCTTTCTGCCGGTAGCGGCATGCAGCCTAAATCTATTCTGGAGTTCAACTAATGGGTAAGCAAAAATCCCGCAAAGCCGCCGCGCAGAAAACACGCGCACCACAGCAACTGAAAGCCAGCGCACCGCAAAAAATGGAAGCGTTCACCTTCGGTGAGCCAGTTCCGGTGCTCGATAAGCGCGACATTCTGGATTATGTCGAGTGCATCAGTAACGGCAAATGGTACGAGCCGCCGGTCAGCTTTTCCGGGCTGGCAAAGAGCCTGCGCTCTGCCGTACATCACAGCTCACCGATTTACGTTAAACGCAACGTGCTCGCGAGCACCTACATTCCGCACCCGCTGCTGTCCCGTCAGAATTTCAGCCGTTTTGCGCTCGACTATCTGGTCTTCGGCAACGCTTTTCTTGAGCAGCGCCACAGCGTCACCGGCCAGTTAATCAAGTTGCTGGCATCACCAGCAAAATACACCCGCCGTGGGGTTGATGATTCAATTTTCTGGTTTGTGGAAAACTTCACTCAGCCGCATGAGTTCGCGCCTGACACCGTGTTTCACCTGCTGGAGCCTGATATTAATCAGGAGATTTACGGCCTGCCGGAATATCTCAGCGCGCTTAATTCTGCCTGGCTGAATGAATCCGCGACGCTGTTCCGTCGCAAGTATTACCAGAACGGCGCGCACGCGGGCTACATCATGTATGTGACCGACCCGGCGCAGAGCGCGACCGACGTCGAATCACTACGCGAGGCGATGCGCAACTCGAAAGGGCTCGGCAACTTTAAGAACCTGTTTTTCTACGCCCCCGGCGGAAAACCGGACGGCATCAAAATCGTGCCACTAAGCGAGGTCGCCACAAAGGATGACTTTTTCAATATCAAGAAAGCCAGTGCCGCCGACCTGATGGATGCGCACCGCGTGCCGTTCCAGCTAATGGGTGGCAAGCCCGAGAATATCGGCTCACTCGGTGACGTTGAGAAGGTGGCAAAGGTATTTGTGCGTAACGAACTGTCGCCGCTACAGGACAGGTTCAGGGAGGTAAACGACTGGCTCGGCATGGAGGTCATCAGGTTCAAAGAGTACACCCTAGACAACCCGGAATAACCCCCCTCAAGCCGCCAGCATGGCGGCTTTTTCATACCCGCCACCATCACGCCTCAGACGCGCCACACGCGCACGAACACACACGACCACCAACGAACCGACAGCAACCACGACAGCACCACCACGGCGCGCTCAGACGATAATTTTTATTATTACGCACCACCGCTGGCGCGCAATGCTTTCCCCGCCACGCCTGCCCGCTTTATGGGGCGGTTTTAATGCAATTGCATGACCACTCTGGATCCGCGCCAGCTCTGGTGGCGTACGGCCAGAACGGGCAAGCCTGACGCATGCAAAACCATGCACCTGTTGCATGCATGGCTAAAAAACGGGAAATTCGCGGAAAAATTGCATAAAAAAACCGGCATTTTTGGTGCCGGTTTGAATCAGGTTTATAGAGGTCACTTGTTGCGCAATGCGCCAATAATACTGTTGAGACAACAACTGGCAACAATCAGCAGAAAACCGTCGTCCACGGATTTTCATAAACGAGAGATAACATATTATATAGCTCCTCTTATTTGCGCATTCTGATGTGATTTAACAGGTGTTTGATAACGACTGAAAGCTCATCTTTACTGGCCTGCTCGACCATTTTTGCGGTGTAGCTTTCCACCTCGCGAGAGCTCAGGTCGTTATTTAAAGCCATTAAAGTCAGATTCTTTGCCCAATCGGCAAACGGGTCTTTTTTCGATGAAAGGGGATTTTGCATGTCCAAAAACCTCGAATTATTTAACCAGCAGACGGCTAAAGTATTTGCGACGCTATGACCGGCTAACGCCTCGCGTAGCTCGTTGTTCAACCCCGCCAGACCTGAAAGCGAGTTTCAGCTCCGGCGGCGTTATCTATGGTCGACGTGGTGGCGGTGAGTAATGTGTCGGCCTGCTGATATCGTCCAGCTTGCTGTAGTTATCTCTGACTATTTCTGCACACCCGACCAATTCTGCTGGCGTCAGATTCTCATTGACCATTATCGTCTGCAAGCGATGAACGATAGCCATCAGTTTTATGCTTTTAGTTTTGTGCTGCGGAATTTCGCCCGGTAGTCGATGCATATTATCGCCCTCAATGAATTTTATTTAGTGTCGTCAAAGCGCCACTATAAAATCCTCTAAGGTAACGTCCCATTAATCACCGGTGTGTAACCAATAAAACATCGAGAAAGTTTGAAAGGTAGAACTAACGTCTCTCGGAGCCAGTTTCAACCCCGCCAGCACTGAAAGCAAGATTCAGCACCGACGGCGTTTGTTAATGCAGCCAGCTATCGTCCTCCCATACCTGCTGCATGATTTCCATTACTCGTTTTTTATCTTCGTCCAGTTTCAAACCGCTTAGCTCAACGCCATTAGCTGAGCCCTTACGAATGCGGATAGCAGTCTTTGGGTAAATAGGTTGAAGATTGCGGTACAGCTCAGCCTCAAGTGCATCCAACGTTGCCTGACTAATTTTTTGCTCTTTATCCAACGTGATATTGATTCTCATAATCTAATCAGCCTTATAAAAAATATCATCTTCGGTTTCGTTATTTTCGCTGTTTGCGAGGTCTGCAATGAGAGTTAGCGCGAGCTTTAAGTCTGATGGCTTGCAGTTTGCAATCAGAGATACCTCGGCGATAAATTGCACACAAGCCCACTTTTGCTGCGTTCGGCTGAAATGTTCGCCAACCATGAAATCCCTCCCATAGGGTGTACTGTATATTTATACAGTAGCACGTATTGGTAAAAGATGGGAAGAAAAAAATGAACAGGGTGATTGCTGTATGTTCATGATATGGATGTGAATTACTCAGATATTGATTTTTGCTGCTTCAGCCATCGCAGCAACACGATTAAGGATTTTTCTAGCCTTAGCCTGATGCGATGGTGCTGCTAAGAATATTTCTCCTTTGGCTGTTCCACGTAGCCATTTGCCATCAAAACAACTTTTACCACCGGCCATCAGGTGCAGGGCTTCGCCCCGGCTGATAGTGATGCCGGTTGTCAGATGTATCTCGTCAATAGTTTTCGCTATTGCTGCATTTTGCTCATCCGTTCCGTGGATGAATTTTCGCCGCATTGCTGGTTTTGGCTTCCTGAGCCGGTTTGTCAGCTCTCGTCTTTCACGTCGGCTCAGTGGTTTTGATAAATCGAGTTCCGGTGGATCGCTTTCGCTTCCCGTACAGTTATTGACAGAACTCCGAGAGGGCGCAGGAGCGCCCTTAACGTCAACGGCCAAATCAACGGCACGCTTCGGCACAATTTTCCACTGCGTTAGCCTGGTTAAAATCGGAGTGCCAGCACCAATAGCGGAATCGTATACGCCACGAATGCAGACGGTTTCCTCACCATACTGATTAAACTCTGCGCGCGGCTCATACAGTGTGCGCACCTGCAAATCATCGCGACGGACAAACGGCCCACCCTGCGCATTAACGTACCCAGCCCAGTCACCGGCGTCGGCGGCATCATGGACGGCGGCAAACTCAACGCTCAGACCATGTGCGGTCTCGGTGTCAGCGAGACGGCGCAACTCACGGTAGACCGTCACTGGCGCACCGCCGATAAACTGAAACTGACGGATGTGCCAGCGTGCCGCCCATGCCGAAACGGCGGGGGCTGTCTCTTTCAGCAGCTCACCGCTTTCGTCATCGGTTTCACCATCAAGAGCATAGCCGTCGATGTTTTTGGAAATGTATTTAGCGACATAGCCGGTAGCGCTGCCCTTTTCCGGGTCAATGGCCTCAGCATGAAAGCGCGCCTTTTTGGCCTTATCGCTTCTCAGTTCGTGACGGTCTTCCTCCCACGCATAATCGCGAATGATGAGGCGCACGCGCTCGACGTCTTCCGGCAACATGAACATAAGCATGTGCCAGTGAGGCGTTCCGTCGTGATGAGGTTCGGCAACACGTATGCCGAAAATGCGGATTTCTTCCCGGTGTAGCTTGGCACGGATGCGCGCCCAAAGGCCGGTGAGATAACTCTGCGTGTCCGACGGGCTGGCGCCGTTCCATTTGCTGTTACGGTAGCCTGCTTTGGTGGTGGCGTGATATTTAGACGGTGCGGTCAGGGTGTAAAACTCCCCGACATAACCGAGCTCATTGCAGATGTTTTCAAACCCACGGATGCGGGTCATCAGCTCGCAGCGGCGTATCGCAGGGTTAGCGACCGAACCGTCGTATTTTTCAATCAGGCTGATGCGGTTGCCGTCTTCGTCTTCGAGATCCAGCCCCTTGAGAAACTCGCGCGTGCGGCGTTTCTGCTCACGCCAGTCGGTCACGCAGTTTTTACTCGCGTAGGCGTGTCGTTTTTTGCTGACGTTGCCAACTGCAATTTGCAGATGTTCGCGCCATGCAGCCGCAATGCGACGCAGACGACCACGCCACCACACCTCGTTAAACATGCGGGTGATAGCCGGGGCAATTTCATCCTCGCCGACATATTTCTTTGTCACCCGCTCCCAATGTGGCGGGGTAACATTGAATTGCAGGGAAATAATACCTGCGCGCATATACCATGTGTACAGCGTTTTAAGCTCGCTAAATCCAGTGTCATCAATGTCGGCCAGTTCAGCACGAATGAAATTAGCGATATCAGCAGCCAGCAGGTCAATATCGGCGCGCGACATATCAGGGAGGCGGTTATATCTGGCGACCATATTGACCATGCGTGACGCCAGATATTGCATAAGCTGGGTATCAAAATGACCACCAAAAACAGCGGCTGATACGTTGCTTTTAATACCCGCGCACTCATATTTTTTTGCTACCAGTTCAAGACGTGGCAATGCCTTTTTGCAGAAGCTGATTAAAAAAGCATTGGCTCGTTGACTGCCCTGATTTTGCTCCAGCACTGCAGCGGTGCGATAAACGTCAAAGCGTACGCACTCAGGCTGGAGAGAAAGCACCTTTCTCGCATGCAGCAAAGCCGCGAACATACGGTCGCGGCGATACTGTTGGTCATAGGTAAGGTATGGGCTGGCTATTGCCGACCGTGGAGCGTTCCACGGATAAGCGTAAGAAATACCCACGCTTACCCCTTCACGGAAATTGACTGGTCATATTCCCACACACCATCAGCAGCAATTAAAGCACCCTGAGATATGCCCGTTTTAGGGTCGCGAAAAACAGCCAGTCCGATAGGGTGTAAAATCTCTTTATTGATACGAACGATGAGACCGCGCGCACTTAATTCATTCCACGACACCCACTCGCAACCGCCGATTTTTTCGCTTGGTTTTATGGCACCAAATGCATCACTGCATAACTCACCGATGTGTTCAATCTCTGCAATCATAGCCTCAATCGAGGTAATCGCGGAGTTATGAATATGGTGATGAATCAAGCCAGAAATAAGCTGATTAATCTTCGGATAATAGCCAATGGTGTCGAGCCATTCCTCGCCAGCTTTCTTCCCGGATTGAGCGACTTTCTTTTCATTCAGGATGAATTGATACTGGTCGCTGGTAATAACCCATTTATCACCGATTTCTATGCGGAGGCTCATAACTCACCCCCTACCATTGCTTCAATTATCGATAATGTGTCGGTAGTACTGATTGGAGTGATAGATAACATCACCCAATTACCACAACCACTAATTAAGTTATCAATTGGTAAGATGTGAGTGATTTTTACAATGAGTTTATTACCAGTGTATTCGCCCTCCCATTCACGCAATAACAGGAAATCACCACGTTTAAAATCACGGTCATTGATTCTGAATTCAGCTTTTTTATGACCAGATAAAACATCTGCAAAAAACATCGGTCCAATTTTTAAACTATGAACTGTGCTCATTTAAACGCCCCTGTAATGTTTAGATTTGAGTTCTGCTATTTGCTGACAGGTCACGCAAAAGGCCACGCCCGGAATTGCAGCGCGGCGTGCTTCCGGGCGTGGTGCGTCGCATTCTTCGCAGAGGAAACGAGAGGGTGCAGCAATGCGGCTGCGTGCGGTGTTGATATGGCGCTCGCGGTCTTCCTGCTCACGCAGTTGTGCTAAATCCATTGCGTCGGCCATTAGTGCAGCTCCTGTGATTCATTCTCAAAGCGGATTGCTTCACGGCGCAGCAGTTCGGCAGCTTCGGTTCCGCTCATACCCTCTTTGGTGATATGGATAGCCAGCGCCTCAAGGCGGATGGAAACAGCGAGCGCGCGGTCTTTGCGCTCTTCTTTTTTGGCATCGGTCAGCAATACGGCCAGCGCATCACTATCAGTGTTAAAACTACGGGTTTCGGTATTACGCATAATTGACTCTCCTGATTTCTGGCAATAAGAAGCCCGGCGGGTTTACGCCATTAAATTTCTGTTTGTATTAATTCGGCATGGTTAGCCGTTTTGGAAATAAGCTCACTACTGCACGAAAATGATTCATCGCTGTAATAAGCGCTTTTTTCTCGTCAGTAGTCAGCTCATTTAATTCGAGCTCATGACGAGCCGCCGGTATTTTTGCCAGAAAGAAAATAGCGGCCAGCGCCCGATTATTTTCTTCAAATTGTGGGTCACGTTTATCGCGCATATCATCGACAAAACGCTCAACCTCTTTCCAGCTATCGCCCCAATATCTCGCGCGCAATTCAGCTACGTGATTGAGACCAGCCAGACGCTCGCCCGCCTTTAGCGGAACATTCGCGGAAACAGCTTCGATAGCCATGATTTCCCCTGTTTTTTGGTGGACAGGTCAGCCAGTAAATCAGCCTGTGAGTGGCTCGGGTGCCAGCGCTTGCCGTCCTTACCTGCGATCCAGCCGCGGCCGTAGTGCATGCCGGGGCTTTGCTTAACGAGCAGAGACGCGAATGACGGTTCACTTTTCAGCATACGCACCTCAAATCAGACCAAACGATGCGCCAATGCCGCTCATGGTATCGACCACGCTCGACATAGCGGGATTAGTCTGCAGACGTGCATGCAGCGCCATTGCCGATAATGACAACATGCGAATCCCCGCATTTACGCTAGCAATCATGTTTTGTTTTTTGGCTGGCGTGAGGCGGTCGCCGGAAACTGCACCGCTTGCCAGTTCGCCAAGTTCACTCATTGCGTGCATGACGTAGGATTGCAGTTTCTCTTTTGCCAGCTCGTTGACCGGTACGCATGGCAGACAATGGATCTGCGCCAGAAAACCATCGACGAGGGTCGAGTCTTCGGTCAGGTCTGTCAGTGTCCAGATTTCACGCGGCGTTAACTGGTGCGGCTGTTCTGGGTTGAGTTTGTTGTAAAGCGTATGCGGCTTGATTCCGGCTTTATTCGCTAGTTCTTTCACGTTATGAGTAGCTGCGAATTTTCTGCAGGCCTCGTCAAAGTGCGCATGTGACGAAACACGAAAATCTAACATGCTGTAACTCCCTTTAACTTGCAAAATCAAGTTCAGTTAAGCGATGACTGTTAGTTGATATAACGGCAATCGATAGCTTGCTGGGTCAGTTTGTCACGCCATGCTTTGACGTTGATAAGGGTGCGGCTACGCTTAGCGGCTTTTTCTTTGCTGGTAACATCTTTGGTGGGAGCTTTGAGAAGGACGCCCTCATCAATCCATTGCCAGACCAGACGCTCGCTAACGCCACGGGCGGCGGCGAAGTCTTTTACTGACATGGTGTCTAACATCGCTGTACGAATCATGTTTTGCATGGATAGCTGCATCATGGTTACAAGCGCGTTGAACTGACCAGCGTCTAGCAATACAGTTTGATTTTGTAAGTTTTGTGCGTCATGCAGCGGGATTGATTTTGCATCTGACATATCGCATTATCTCCTGTTGTGTGAAATGTGGTGCAGTGGTGTGCATTTTGGTCGATGAACGCCACTATAGATCGTAAAAAGTTATCTGTAAACACCCATAAAGTTATCTATAGAGGTTTTTATGAGTTCTGAGCTTGATGTTCAGTGGCGCATCGGTGCGGCAAATGGAGTGTTAGAGCGCTTGATGTCTGCGTATGGCGTGAAGATGCAGAAAGATTTGGCTGACCTGTTGGGGATTGCAAAACATAGCGTAAGTGGTTGGGTTCAGCGCGATGCGATACCGGGTAATATCATCGTGAGATGCTGTCTCGATACTGGCGCTGATATCAACTGGCTTGTAAATGGTGAACTTGCAAATGCAAACCTCGACCTCCAGCATAGTCGCCTGAAAGGCAAAGAACTCTATGACGAGATAATGACTAATGGAGGTAAAACCGTCTTACGCCGTATTTTGGATGCCTATGGTTTTACGATGCAAAAGGAACTTGGTGATTTGCTTGGTATTTCCTCTGGCACTATCAGCACTTGGGTGCGGCGGGAGTTCTTTCCGGGGGATGTAGTGGTCGCGTGTGCACTTGATACCGGAGTATCCCTTGAGTGGTTGGCTACAGGCAAAGGGCAAATGCTGGATAGTTCATCGAGTAAAAATGCTACTCAGCTAGTAATAAAAAAATGTCGATTAGAATCCGGTGAACTCAAAGATGCAGGGGAGTGGCATCCTGACCCTTCAATGGTCCCCGACGCTCACGATAAGCTCATTTATATAGTTGGTGTTACATCATCTTGGTTAATAGATAAAGCTGCGTTGAATGTGTCTAATGGCAGATGGCTAATAAACATTGATGGTGCCTTTGACGTTTTCGACGTGATTCGATTACCCGGTGGCAAGGTTCGTCTATCAAATAAAAATGCAGAATTTGAATGTAATCTTGCAGATATCACACCTGCTGGGGCTGTTATTTTTACCTTGGAAAAACACATATAAGGATAGTTATGAAACGTTCTGTTTTTGCAGTTGCTTTGCTTGCTTCTTTCTCTGTATTTGCACAGCCATCAAATTTATCTGTTCTAAAAAAATCGATGAATGAGATGCAACCAATTTCAATTGAAGAAAGTGATAGCACGGTTGTGATTGTGCTTAACACCGCAAGTGTTACGCCAGAAATCTATGACACTGCCATTTTAGGTATTTGCAACCCCGTTTGGCTAAATAAAGAAAACACCGCGTACCTTAAAAATACGAAAGAAGTGCATGTGCTGAATAAGTTTAGTGCCATCGGTTATGCACTTGAGAAACCACGTGCGACATGCGAAAAGGCAGGCCATGAGCAACCGAAACAATCCAAAATTACGATTCTTTCAAATACTCACACTCTTAGTCTGTAGCATGTAAAACATCATATAGCCTCGGTGTATTATGACTGTAAGCAAACAAAAAAACGGCAAATGGTTATGTGAGCTCTATCCAAACGGTCGGGAAGGGCGGCGTATACGTCGACACTTCAACACCAAAGGTGAGGCCGAGGCTTTCGAGCTTTACACAAAAAATGAAAGTGAAGACAAGCCGTGGCTTGGTAAGAAAGAAGACCGGCGGCGTTTAAGTGAAATTATTCAGCTTTGGCATAATTTACACGGACAGGCTCTAGTTGCGAGCAAATCACGATTGGCTAAATTGCAGATTGTATGCAATGGCCTTGGCGACCCTATTGCATCACGTCTTACAGCTAAAGATTGGGCTCACTATCGTGATAAACGGCTTCGTGGTGAAATTGATAATGGATATCACAAAGACCCTGAGAAATGGATAGCTAAACCGATTACGGTCAACCGTGAACAGCAGTATTTAGAGGCCGTTTTCAATGAGCTAAAACGATTAGGGGAATGGTCGCTACCAAACCCGCTCGATGGAATTCGTGTCTTTAAAGAAGCTGAAAAAGAAATGTCCTGGCTGACGCTTGAACAAATACCGCAACTTTTATTGGCATGTCATCAGTATGGACACGAAGACCTTACGCAGATTGTTGAGATCTGTTTAGCTACTGGCGCCAGATGGAGTGAGGCAGAACGATTAACTCGTCCACAGCTTTCGCCCTACAAACTGACTTTCACAAAAACGAAAGGTAAAAAAAATCGTACAGTCCCTATCACAAAATGGCTTTACGAAAAATTATCCACACGACAGGGGCGAATGTTTAAGCCTTGCTATCAGGAGTTCAAAAAAATGCTTTTGCTTACTGATATCGAACTGACGGAAGGCCAGAAAACCCATGTTTTACGTCACACCTTTGGTGCGCATTTTATGATGAACGGCGGTAACATCCTTGTTCTTCAGAAGATACTTGGTCACGCTAACATTCGTGAAACAATGAAGTATTCGCATTTTGCACCAGACCATCTTGAGCAGGCTGTTACATTGAATCCCTTGTCCTTAGCCATTGGCGACAAAGTGGCGACAGAGGTTGCATAA